CAATCTCGCCAGCAACCACATGGTCGGCCTGCCAGGGGTCATTGGGTCGTGCTGTCTCTCCACAAATCCAACAATGGGTGGCAGCCTGCCGTACCGCCTTGGCCCGCTTGCGATAGTCACCAGAATAATGTTGACGTTTGCTTTGATCACGGTTTGCTTCAATGCGTTGACCATGTTGCAATCGGCACGGTTCGCACCTAGTGCGGTTGGTCGTTAACTTCCCACACTCAAGGCATGGTCGGCGTACGCCAGTAATCATCAGTCAGTTGTGGCGTCAGCCTTGCGAGTCTCAGCGGGCTTAATGATCCGCTGCTCAACTTCACTATCCCCCGCCACTAACCGGGCAATGGCATCAACAATTCCTGGAGTTACGTCATGGACTATGCCCGAGGATGGTGCGCCGGTGATGTTATCAATGGCGGCTTGAATGTCTGCGCGGGTGATGTCAGCCATTGTTATTGCTCCGATTCTTTGCGTTGATCTAATACGGCGTCAAGGTATGCGCGCCAAGCTGCGCCGCGTTCGTCCACGGGGACTTGGTTAAGGTAAGTCAATGCCTCATCAATGTCGCTCAATGTGTCCATGACCTGTTCCATCAAATGAGTTTGGCGCCATTGGTAAGGGGAACAAACCAACGACGCCAAAGTTTTTATGAGTGTGTGACCGATGTGGCCAGCATGAATGTTGCGACTGTTGCAACGTAGCACAATATAGCGGAAGTGCTGCCGGTTTGTCTACGGGGGGTCGGTTATGCCGTGCTGATGTGCCCACAGGTGCGCGACGTAGTCTGTGGCGTCGCCGTCTAGTTCCATCTTGACACGCTGGCGCCAGCGGCCTTGCGTGATGAATGTGACGGTAACAATGGGGATCAAGGTATGACAGGCGGGGCAGTATGCCGTCACAATTCGATGATCGGTTTTGGTCACGCCGTCAGCCCGGTGATGTCGTATCTGCCGCGTTCGCGTTTGATCTTGCCGGCTTTAGCCCATTGGCGCAGTGTGCGTTCGGATACGCCAAGGTATTGGCTGGCGGCCTCGGCGTCAACGTAGATGCCGCCGTTGGTGGTGGCGGCGCCAACGTACAACAGGCGACCAACGCGCCAGTGTGTCTTGCAGCCGGGGCAGCTGACGAGGTTCTCTAGGTCAACGTCGGTGATCTTGATGGGCTTGCCGCAGGTGGCGATGCCGTCGGAGGTGTCAACGTCTGCGGGGCAGGGGATCACCCATGAGTTGGGTGGGGTTTCGTTGGCGCCTTCTCGCATTGCGGCCCATTGTTGCCGTAGCTCGCCAGCAAACAGGTCAATGGCTGGGTGGTCGGTGCAGGCGCGGTTGAGCCAAGTTTGCAAGAAATCGCAGATGTGCGCCAATAGTTCAGCATTGGGCACGGTCTCGGTCGCCACGCCGTATTGCACCAAGTTGTAGGTTTCGCGCCAGTCTCGCACCCAGTTCTCGAGCACGGCGGTGGCGTTATAGCCACAGGACGCTTCTAAAGCGGCCATAGACAACCCAAACCCCCGTTCGGTTCCCCTGCTACCACCCTGCCTTGGTTGTAGCCTCTGTGACGCTAAGGCGGCGTATTTCGGCATCTCTGCGAGTTGGTTGCGCATTGTTGATTCACACCGCCCACAGGTCATGGATTCCGTTGACCGATGGCATATCAGACATTCACCCAGGTTGTTGATCAAAACGTCACTTCCTCATCGTTGGCGATTGGTCGCGGTTTCGGTTTCGGTGGCGCAACCAAGTGCGCCGGAGTCGCGTTGGCACAGTCATGTTCACGGTGCATGGTCAGGTGCTCGCCATGGGCGATGACTTCACTGGGGCTTCGGCGCAGGATTTCACTGCGAGAGTTGGTGGCAAAGACTTTGACGCCGGCCACGATCATCAGCAGTTCACCATCGCGGGTCAGCGGTTCGGCATCAATGACAACAGAAAACGCGGCGGCGCTGGCATCTAGTCCTGCGAGCACCAACCGGCGACATCTGCCGCAGGGTTTTGGGGACGGTTTTGCCGGCGCTTTGTAGGTGGTGGATCTGACCATGATCACAGCCCTAATTCCTGTGTAAATGTCATTTGGGGAATTGGGCGGGGAATCGTAAATCCCCCGATTCCTAATTCCTCCCACCCCCTAAGGGGGGATGGAGAGGAATTGATCTGGGCCTTCGCAGCTTCTCGGATTCCTCTGCTGAGGAATTGGAGAGGAATTGGGAGGCTATGTCTAATCATCCACATCATCGCCTAAATGGTCGTATTCGTGGAGCTTCCATCTGCCGTCAATCTTGGTGATCAGGCCATCAAATTCAAGGCCTTCAAAGGTCGGTTTCTGGTAGTTGCTGCCGATGGCGTGGCCTTGATTCTTGAGCAGGGCGATGACTTCTTTCTGCATCATGGGCACCGCCGATTCACCCAACACACGCAGCACGGCGTCCCTGTGGTTGCCTGCGGTGCTGTTTTGGGCTGCCTTGGCATCGTAGATATTGAATCCAACGCTGACATCCCCACTGACGGCATCACTGTCAAGGATCACGGTGCCAAGGTTCCGGGCGTCGCTGGCGTATCCTCTGACGTGCCCGGCGCGGTCTTTGTCCACGCTGAGGGCCAACCTGCCAGTGTTTCCCCGTCCGAATGGCTCAAGGACATGCACCGCTAGGGTGCAGCCCGTGGTCATGGCTCGCTTGGCTTGAGCGCCGATGCCGCCTTTGCCCCTGGCATCCTTTGACTTAGGCACATGATCCACATAGACAAGGCACACGCCGGTGGCGGCCACGGGCTTGAGTAGCAGCTGCGAAAAGGTCGTGGCGTCATTGTTGCTGTTGATGTCTAGACCTAACACGTTCATGGCGGCGTTGAACCCGTCGAGCACCGCCAAGTGTGGTTCTAAGGCGTGCAGGGTTTCGGCTAGGTCGAGTTTCGCCATCGTCCCAAATCCTTCATCGGGTGACATATACGACAGCCCGGCAAAGTCGGTGACGCCTAGGGACTTGAGCCTGCTGACAATGCCGGGGGCGGCGTCCTCAAAGTCCATGTATAGGACGCGCTGGCCGCGTGATAAGGCTTGCGTTACCGCCTGCAACGCAATCCACGTCTTGCCTGACTCTGACTCCCCGATGATGCCGTTGACCTTGCCGGCGTAGAACAGCGGCTGCCCATCGGTAAACGTCAGGAACTCGGGCGCCGATTCGGTGACCTCGCCACGCAGGACGGGATCTAGGTCTATCGGCCACCAGGTTGTGCGCTGGGTGATCGCTTCCACATAATCGGCAGGCAGGTCGCCCGCCTCACCTTTTGGGAGTTGCGCCAGCCACGCATCGGTTGCGGCATTGGTGTCTTGTGGTGGGCCGATGGGCTGTTTGATGCCTTGCGCCAACATCAGGTCAATCATTTCGGGGATGCGGCCCACTTCACCGGCGTCGAGGCCAGCGTGACGTGCAGCTCCCTCAAGGGCGTAAGTCCCCACATCGTGGGCAATTAGGCCGCCGGCGATGCCTCGAGCAATCTTTGGCACCGCCTCTGTTGCCAAGGCCATCCACCTGCCGCCTTCACCGGCTTCGAGGACAGCGTTGCAGGCGCTGGCAATGACTGCATCACGATACTTGGTCACGTTGTCGTTATTAGTTATTGGCGATGTCATGGGTGGCAAAGGCCGAATCGGCACCACCGGCGCCGGCTCAGTGTCCAACTCTGCCAGCCACGCCGCCAGCGGTATCTTGCCGTGAATTGTGCCGGTGATCTCTGTTAGGTAAGTGTAGGTGCCGCCACTGACATGCCGCGATGGTGGGGCGACAACGTAACCGCCGGCGCCCTTGACCTCAATTTTGTTGGGCAGCCCATGTTTGCCTGACGGTATCGTTTTGTTGCCGCCGGGTGTGCAGTAAATGTGCAGGCCACCATCACCACGCCCTGTCAGGACTGTGGCAACATGTTCAGGTGCGCCCATCTCCTCAATTAGCGCCTGATAGGCAGGGATGGCGCCGTCAACGTCAATGACATCGATTTCGCCACCCGTCACCAAACCGATGTTGGCTTGCGGGTTTTGCCACCACCACACGCGGATCAGGTGGGCATCGGTGGTGGCGTCTTTCAGCCCATTCTTGGTCAGCGGGTGTTTCGCCGGGCTGCTACATTCCGCGCCCCTAGGACACGCGCAGATGGCGCCGTTAGGCCACCACAACGGGATGATCCCGATGCCAAGATCGGCAAGGTGCAGGGCGCTGGCAAGTAGCTCGTTGTGAATCGTTGCAGGATTAGTCATCAAAACATTACCGTCTCAATTGGTTTGGTGATCCGGTCAAGGATCAAGGGCAGGTATTCGTCAGTCATTTCAATGGCGATGCATTTGAAGCCTTCAATGATGCAAGCCTCGGCGGTGGTGCCGCTGCCGGCGAACGGCTCCAACACGGTGCCGCCAGGGGGCGTCACAAGTCGCACCAAGTAGCGCATCAAGTCCAGAGGTTTGACGGTGGGATGAGCAACGCCGTCAACGTTAGGGCGTTCAGAACTGTTGGCCTTGGCGGTGTAAAAGAAACGTGACGCGCCGCCGCTGTCTGCGTAGGTACTTCCCCCTTTGTAACCGCCGCCAGCAAAGGAGCCACCTTCATACTGCCGACTTTCTTTAGCGTATTTTTCGCCGTAGTTCTTTTTCCATCCATTGCCAGTGTCACCACTCTGCGCGTCTAACGCTGCGGCCTGTGACTCGTCAAGGATCACGTTGGCAGGCCAGCGGCCTGACGCTGAACCAGCCATGACTGACTTGGCTTGCCACGAGTCATCGTTGATTAAGCCGAGTGCGGTGCGGCTAGCAGGGCTTCGGGTGTCGTCAGTCCCAATCCGGCACCCGTCAATGTTGAGCGCCCCCGTGCCGTGCGTCAACACATTCGCCGCCACCGTGCCAATCAGCGGTTTGCGCGCCACAACGATGGGTTCAAATGCAGGCTTGAGCGCGGTGCCCCAGCCCTGCCATTGCTGCGCGGCAGGGGTCGCGGGGGCTGTGATGTCGCGAGTTCCGTCACCCATCACTTGCACAGTTCCTTTGCCCGTTCCAATGCCCGTGGTGCGCTGGCCCACAACCTCACGCTGCGCCCCCACCGCCTTGTCAATCCCTTTGCTCACGTCATGCGACTTCGGGAACCCGTTGCCATACATCCACGCAATCGAGTCGCGCACTTCAAAGCCGGCGTCCTCAATGGAGCTAGCAAGGCGATGCCAGGTGCGGGTGCCACCAAAAGCCAACAGGTGCCCGCCAGGCTTGAGTACGCGCAAGGCCTCACGCCACACCTCGGGCTTGCCCGCAATGCCGTCGGCGCTGTCCCAACCTTTGCCCATGAAATCCAAAAGATATGGCGGGTCAGTGACAACGGCATCAACGCTGGCATCAGGCAACGCGCGCATGACCTCAATGCAGTCGCCGTGGTACAAGGTCACGCGGTCATCGGTGTAGTGAACGGTCACTAAATTCCCCTTCAATAAGTGGCGGCGGTGCCGGCTCACACACGACACCGCCGCCGTTTGTGCTATGCGCTCAGGCCGGATGCCTTCAACAATTCCATTGCTTGCATTTGCTCTGGCGTCAACGACGGCGCGGCAGCGGCAGGCGAAGGCTTGCCACCTTTGACCACGCTGACATCAAAGTGCTTGAGCGTCTTGCCGCCAGCGCGCTTTTCAATGTCAATCAATGTGACCGTCAACGTGTCCCCGACATCGGGGCGCTTCTCTGACAGCTCCGCCTTAAGTCGAACCTGCCCGGCGGTCAGGGCAACCTCGCCATCGGCTGTATCCAACATTATCTTTGGCACAACTTTGCCGTCATCAAAACGGTGTGCATAAACGCCGGTGACTGTGCCGGTAACGGTGTCGCCGATCTCGTTAAATGAAACGTAATCGCTGGCAATGCGCATTTCGGGATCGTCCCAAACTGACATGGTATTTCCTCTCATTCGGTGGGTTGGATTGGATCAACGGTTTTGACGCCGTTGCAAGCCAATGTCATATCTGTAGACATCGGCAAGAAATTGGGGCAGTACAGACAGTGTGTTGGCGTCGTTGGGATCAACGGCAACGCCACCGTGCCCATCTCTGTCATTGCCTTGATTGCATCGAACCGGGCAAAGGTCTGGTCAACCAAGGTTTCGTCATAAGGCTCCGTTATCGAAAAGGCGTCGCGCATCATGCCCGAGCGTGACCAAAACATGATGGCAATGTTCTCAATTTCAATGTCCATCAGGCGCAGCCCCAAGGCGTAGGCATTGAGTTGCACCCGATACTGCGCTGACATTCCCTTGGCCTTGTAGGTTTTCAGCGCCGTTGCGCCAACGACCTTGTGATCAATCACGGTTTTGCTGGGTAGATGCACAAGGTCAGCAGTGCCTTTTGTCCACGGTTCCAACAGCACTTTGACCTCGGTCATGTAGTCAGGGTGCTTTTTGAACGCCCGTTCCAAGTAGTAGTGGACGCTGGTGCCAACGATGGCCGGCCACGGATCGCTGTCCGTGTTGACCGGCTCAACCTCAAGCAGCTTGTACGCCAACCGCCGTGAACACGGTGTGCCGATCTCGCTGGCGCCAATCATGGTTTGTTGTGATCGTGGCGACCATGCAGAATACTCTTTCACCTGTGTGATTAGCGTGGTGGCAACATCAAACGGCGGGTTGTCTTGGCTCAAAGTGTCTTTGAGTTTGCCCATCACACTTCAACGATCGTGAATCGGCGCGACTCTGACGGCTTAGTGCAGGCTGCAACCTGGTCATCGGTCAACAATTCCTTGGCTGCCTTTTGATCAAATCGCTGCGAGATAACGTGCGTCCACTTGATGACAGGCTCACCGCCAATGGTGCCAACCTCGGCGTCAGCCATGTGGTCTTTGATCAGAGCCTCTGCGTGTTCAATCTGTTCATCGATGTCGGCGCGGTCAGCTTTCAACTGCTTCAACGCCCAGACGTAAGTTGTCAGCGTGTCCAACTCAACTTGCTTCATATTGTTCCCCATTCGATTGAAATAAAACGCCGCCCCAAACCCCAGTGGTTTCGCGGCCTTGCTTGCCTACTTCTAAACATTGTGAACGTACTTCACAGCCCTGACATATTTCCACGGCCACCTTGTATTCCTGCGTGTATCTGCTGTGCGGCATGAACAATTCAGGGTCAGAGTTGCGACATGCAGCGCGCAACCGCCAATGCACGTCACGCTTGTCGGTTTCCATGTACCTAATTTGAAACATAACGCTCCTTAATTGCATCAAACATGTCATCCACGCTGACCATGATGGTGTTGAAACTGTCGCCATAATCGGTGAACGCGCCGTGGTCATCGCTGAGCGTCCAACACTCCCAGCTGCCCACGCGAGAGTTGCCAAAGCCTTGGCGCTGCACGAACAAGAAACCATGCACCGCCTTGGCGTTGTCGCGTTCCCGCTGCGCCTCATCGAGCCATTTGCTGATTTGACCAAGTGATGCCGTTTGTGCAGCTTTGCCAGCCTTAACCTCAATAATAATCTTCGGTTCACGCATTAAGACAACATCACCCTGGTCATTGGCACCACTAAGTGCAATGCGTTCGGCATCGGTGAAGCCTTGCGCCCACGCGTGACGCACCACGGCGGTTTCAGCAGCGGTGCCTTTATTCTTGGAAGGGTTAGCCATCCGATTTGACTTCACCCAAGGCTTCAACACACTCGCGCAATAGTTCCGCCAAGTGTGGTTCGCCTTGCAGTTGTTCAAACTCTGCCTGCAACATGCATCGTTGAACTAATGAAACGTTGGTCATGCGAAACACCACCTCACTGAGTTCCAATGACTTTTGCCATTGCCCTTATCCCACACCAACCAAAACGCATAGTCTTGGAAATATGGATGCCATTTATTCACCACGGTTGCGCGCAAGGTTTCGCCAATCTCTTTGGCCAACTTGGCGCTCATGGTCTTGCGTAGGTCGCGTTGAATCATCCAACCAGCGCCAACGCCCATGTCACGACTCAACTGGTATGCGCCGCGAAACTTTCCTGTCCCGGTGTTCGCGTTGTAGGCGTCGCGACTTTCGTGGTAAGTGATGCACTTGCGGATTGATTCGTGGGCTTTGACGTAGTGTTCACCAACGTAATGACTTGAGCCATCGTGCTCATAAGCGCCGCTAACAACCGGGTCAAGAATGTGTGCAGGTGTTCCCACTGGCAATGCCAGCACCGCCGTCAAAGCGACGGTTGCCAACATCATTTGCCTGACCTAAGTTCAGCAACGGCGAGGTCAATGTAATTGTCCATCGCCGCCCTGCCCATATCGTCGGCGATTTTGCGGGCGCTGATTGCGCGTTGTCTCCAGAATCTGATCTCACCTTTGTTGCTTGATTTTCCCAACCAATATGCCGCAGCTGCAATGCTGATCACTAACAATGTGGTGCCAATGAACTCGGACATTGTGTCCCCTTCCGTTTTCGTTATGTCCATGACTACACGCCGGGGCGGTGGTCTGTCAATAGCAACACGCCGTAAACGCAAAAACGCCCCCCGCCGACCTTGTGGGTCAAACGGGGGGCGTTGCGTCACCGGCGAGAGGTACCGGAAGTCTTTAGTTATTCATCGTCGTCGGTAAACCAATCCTCTGTTGGCATCTCACTTGCCAGCTCTAAATGGGCGGTAAATCCGATTGGCGCCGATTGTGGCTCTTGTGTCATTTCAATAGTTGGCGTGGGTAGTGCCAGGGCAATTGATGCAGCAAGGCGAGTCAATTCTTTGATCTGGCGCACGGTCACTTCGACACCCTGGGTCTTGATCACGATGTCGCCAATGGTCACGGTGACCTTCACGGCGCCAACCGATCTGCCAGCCCGATGTAGGCCACTGCGTCAACGTAGTTGTCCCTGACGGTAACGCCTGAACCTATGCGCCCAATTTTGACCAAGGCCATCATAACGGCGACATCGTGGGCGCCTAGGTCTTTGCCTAGGTATGCCGACCAAAGTGCCCCGATGCGCCCTAGATTGTCCTCTGGCGGCCCATATTGGGCCTGTCTGTCGGTGCTGGTGAGATGCCGGGCTTGATCGTAGATATCGCGCACAGGCTGCCCTTCATTACAATTTGATAACATTGGGGGAATAGTGTCGCATTGTGTACCGAATAGTGTATTGTTCTATTTGTAGCCAAAAGGCCACCAAACAAAGGGGAACGAAATGAACGCACTCGAAGCACACGCAGCCAAGCAAAGCACCACAGTGTTGGCAGACTCGCTGGCAATCTTGGCCGGCCTTGGTCGCACACTTACAACAGAGGAGCGCATGGCGCGCGGTGCAATTATCAGCGCACTGGAGAGCCGCTACCCTGAGCTTGACGCCGTGACACTTGCATGGTGCGAAACAGCAGACACCACACGCACATATGAAGATGTCATCTTTTCCGCACTCAAGGATCTAGGGGTGACGGCATGAGCGCCACTTGGCACGTCATGGAGATGGATATGCGCAACGCCGTGGGTGGCCGCGTGGTCGTGGTAACTTGTCTCAAGCGCGAGCTGACCTGCATCGCCGACGACCTTGGCCGCTGCACTTACTGTAACGAGGTAGCGGTATGAAGGACAAGAATTGCGCGTTATGCGCGACGATGACCAAGTGGACGGAATTATTTCCCGGCGATGTTTGCATTGAATGTTGGGCAAAGAGTCCCGCAGGCCGATACATGCCAACACCGCAAGAACTCTCACAAATGTGGGGGGCAAAATGAGCTTGCGAGTTGGCTCATTGTTCACAGGCTACGGCGGTTTAGACATCGCCGTTGGTGGCGAGTTGGCTTGGTATGCAGAGATTGAACCCGCAGCTTGCCAAGTCCTCGAACATCACTACCCAAGCGTTCCCAACCTTGGGGACATCACAAAGATTGACTGGGCCGATGTCGAACCAGTTGACGTGATCACTGGCGGTTATCCATGCCAACCATTCAGCCACGCAGGAAATAGGAAAGGCAAAAACGATGTCAGACACTTATGGCCAAACGTCCTTGACGCCATTCGCGCAATACGACCCCGCTACGCGATCTTGGAGAACGTCAGCGGTCACCTCACTTTGGGCTTTGCCGATGTCCTCGCTGACCTTGCCGAAATCGGGTGGTCTTGTCAATGGGGAACTTTTCGAGCGTCCGATGTTGGCGCACCCCACCGCAGAGAACGAATCTTCATCATTGCCCACACCGACAGGGCAGGACGGGGCGAACGTGGCAGGCCCGTCACAGTTCAACCGGAATTCACTCCCGCTGAATGCTTTTGTGATGTTGCTGCCAACACCAGCTGTGAACGACATGGGATCAGGAAAAGATCCCGAGGCTTGGAACGAATGGGCAGCCAAGCAGAAGGCAGCGGATGGCAGACCAGCGCCGCACGGCAAGAGTTTGGAGCAGGAAGCGTTGACGATGCTGCCGACACCGACAACGAGATCGGATGCGACCCACAGGAAAGACTTTGCACCAAGCCTTTATCAGGAAGTGATTGTTCTGCCGACACCAAAGGCAACGAACAACGAGAATCAGCAGAACCTCAAGGACTACGGGCCAAACTTGGGAATGGCGTTGATGCCGGATCAGTACGACTGGAGTGTGGCGGGTCGGTTGATTGGGGAAAGTACGCCCCTGCAATCAGACGATGGGAGTCTGTTCTAGGACGCAACGCCCCTGACCCTGTTGTGATGCGCAGCGACAAGCGCCGCCTAAATCCACGGTTCGTTGAATGGATGATGGGTTTGCCTGATGGTTGGGTGACAGGTCACGGACTTAGCGCAGCCAAGGAACTAAAGATGCTAGGCAACGGTGTTGTGCCACAGCAGGCACACGCTGCAATCACACAACTACTTGAGAGGACACAACAATGACCGCATCAACTGGCGACCTGTTGGCATTGCAATGCCAGGGCAACGCCTACGCCTTAGCCAAATCCAACGAGCGCAAACGCTTCAACGAAACCGCCGCCCTGATCCGCGCCGCCCACAACAACGGGGCAACGCAGCGCCAGATTGCCACGGCAGTAAAGTGGCATCGGCAAACAGTTGCGCGGGTGATCAATGGCATGGACGACAAGCGCCGCACCGCCGTCGTTGACCTTGTGGAGACTAACGAAATATAATTACAGATGACACCGCCGGTGAAGGGAAGCGCCGGCGGTGTTGTCATGCCGCCCTCGTTTGCCCGTTGCTTAAAACTTTGTTGAACACGCCACAGACACACAGCGCCTTTGGCCACGCCGATGCCCTGGCATAGATCACGCCAACAGGTGTCAGGTCAGAGCTGCCGCAACTGTGGCAAGTAGACATGTCACCGCTGAAAAGGCCGGCGTGAACGCCTTTGACCCAACCGCCTTGCA